ATTGATTCTTTGTCAGCATCAGACAAGCCTGTCAATGAGGCATCAGATAACAAACCAAGATTAAACATATAAATTCCTTATCTGAATAGACCAAGCAAACCTTGGCCTGATGAAGAGGTTTGTTGCGTACCAGAACCACCACCAACATTGATACCCAATGCTTGATTGAGAATCTGTTGTTGTTCCAATGGCAGATTGCGGATGGCATCCAACTGTTGTTGTGAGAATCCTTGTTGCAATGCACCAACTTGAGCAAGTTGATTGGCTCCTGCAAAACCCATTTGCTGACCTTGACCAGAAATGTTTGCCAATTGACCAGCAGCACCAATACGCTGTTGATTAGCTTGTAATCCTGCACCTTGATTAGCCAAGTTAGCTTGCAAGAAATTCTGAGCATTTGCTTGTGCCATTTGATTTTGTGCGGCTTGATTAGCAAGGTTAACTTGTTGTTGATTCTGCGTGTTAAGCTGACCAACATTAAAGTCATAACCTTGATTAGACAAGGCCGCTTTTAAGGCAGCCTCTTGATTTGCTTGAGATGCAGTCAATCCAGTTGCTTGATTTGCACGAGCCGCTTCCAATGCCGCTTGTTGATTAGCTAAACCAAACTGTCCTGCCAATTGCAAAGACTGCTGAGTTGTCGCCAGATCTTGAGCTTGGTTAAGTTGTTGTGCTTGCATCTGACGGGCCAAATCAGCTTCAGAAGCACGTTGAGCCGCCTCATAGCCTGCAGCATTCTGTTGGGCAACCAATCGAGCCGCATTCTCTCCAAAAGCACGATTTGTTTCTGCTTCGGCTACACCTTGGCGTGATCCACCGAATGCTTTAGCCGCAGTAGCTTGAGCCGCAGTTTGTTGTTGCTGTAATTGGCGTGAACGCTCTAAATCTTGCAAGCTTTGGTTAGTAACAGCTTGCGTATATGGATTCATATACTGCTGAATGTTCTGGTTCAAGAACGAACCAGCCGCAACATCACGAATATTTTCACGAGCTTCAGGAGCAATTTGTTTTAATGCTTCTGAAGCAACATCAGCACCAGAAACCTGACCTGCGGCAATACGTTCTGCAGCAATACGCTCTGCATTTACATCTCGAACTGTTTCACGGCCTAATTGAGCTGCTTGAGCTAAAGCAACCGACATTGGGCCACTAGAGACTTGTTGAGGAGCATATTTGGATGCAGCTTCTGCAGCAGTAGCTGCTTTACGCATGCCTGCAAATGCTTCTGCATTAGGGTCTGCAAATTGGCGAGAAATGTCAAATGCTCTTTGTTGATCTGGAGTAAATTCTGCAAATTGACGAGCTTGCAATCCAGACGCAGTACCTTGAGCGCCTTGATAATTTTGTAGAAATAGATCCCGCAGAGCAGGGTCTAATTGCTGTTGACTTGAGCTTGAGCCGCCTAGAGACATATTATTCCCCTTGTATCCATTTAATTGCATCATCATGTGACGTAAAGTATCGCCACATTTCCGTACTAACATCTCTCATTGCTTCTTGTCCTCTAAGCAATAAGACTATCATTGGTGCTATTTGTAATGAAATAATACGCAATGTGAGTGCATAGGCTCTGTCATTGGTATTACCATTTTCAAGTTCTACAGAGTCTTGCCAAGCATTTATACTCTGAATGACTAATGGCATTAAAAATGCCCGATTAGCATTAAAGAACTCATTTGTAGGCAGCGTCACCAAAGCGTTCCAAAAGACAGCATCTATCTCTTTTCGACTTGGCTGTTTATCTTTATCTACTAAGTCATCCCATAACTCAGCAATACTTGATAAAGCGACTAAAAAGTCTACAGCACTCTGGTTGCCACCAAACCATTCTAACAGTTTGGCATTTCTTAATTCACGCCAATCTTGAGAATCATGTTCAATCATAATATATTTAACGCTGACTGCCTAGTTTTCCATCAAATCTAATAATACCTACTCGCCAATCAGCCAATCTAACTCCTTCAATCTTAGCGGCTACTTGTCTTCCACTTATGCGGACTGAAGTAGGGCTTGCCATTGAATATGGGCCATAGTTATATTCTGTCGCATTGGGATAGAACTTAGTGCTAAACCTTACCTGAACATCACCCGTAGTCTTTTCATCAGGAATTAAACCCGTCAGACTCATGGTTCTATCACCATTTCCTAGTTCTACTGGTCCTGACTCAGCAAATATAGTCTGAGAATCGTAGTTAAAGCCAACTTCATGCTCATAGACATACCCGTCTGTTGAAACCATAATTGGGCTAGAGAAGATTCCACGATCTGTACCGCAAGTACGAGCCAAAGTGCCAATAGCCCAATGATTCTCACGATAGTTGTAAGAAACGTAAGAATCTACTTCATTAGATGCAGAACTTGGGTAAAACCACCAAATCTCACCATAAGTAGAGTTGTGAACACAGTAAACCTTAGATGACTGAGTGGTGTTCATATTGCTGAACACATAGTCTGATACATCTGAGTTCAAAGGCTTTACAAAACCATCGTACATCCAGAATCCTGATCCAGACATCCAAATACAAGCGTTATCAGTAGCCGCTACTGCTTGCTTTGAAATAGCCCCGCAACCACTACCAATTCGCTCAAAACTGTAGATAAATGGTGGCCCAATGTATGTTGCAGTATGTACGTCCACATCAGTAAACAGAATCGTAGCGCCACGAATGCGTTTGGCACATTGCAATGATCCAATAGTTGTTAACTCAAAGTCACCAGCTTGGTTGGTGGCAGCAGGAGTCCATACAGTATTGTTTTCTTGGTCACACCATTGAACCTTACGAGGATTACCACCTGCCCCCAAAGCAAATATGAATCTCTCTTGAGTAACGATTAATCCAGTACAACTAGTTGGCGCATTTGTTAATGCAACGGCATCATTGGCAACATCTAATTGCCATTCAAGCAATTTCCCATCCTTAGATGAGCAAGCAACCAAATACTCACCCCATGTGTCCATAGACCATGTGGTGGCAGGAGTGTATGAACCTAAGTCTGGTCTGGCAACACCATACGCTGAACTTCCATAGGTTCCATAACCATAGCCAATTTTTAACACGGCATCTGGATCGCCTACAGTAAAGGTTGCAGGAGTAATATCAGTTAAAGTACCATTCTCATTCATTGAATACAATTTAGAATGTGTACCAATTCCGATACGTCTGTTGTTGTTATTGTCACGCCAATTAATCAACCCACGAGCCATTCCCGTTAATTGAGAGGTGGCACGTTTTCTCCATCCACCTACAGGGCGAATAGTGTTTTCGTACCAACGTACCAAATTTGAGCCATTCCAACGGCCTTTAGACTGATACTCAGTACCATTCTTGTATACGCCTGGAGGAATTTGTAGTGGAATGTATGCCATATCTGTATTCTATTGCCTAGGTAGGTTAGACACAAAGCTCATTGTAGCAATTGCTGAAGGAACTGCTGGCCTTGTCGGGCTTGTGCTGGCATCGAAATGCTCAATACTTACACTAGTATTTTCAGTTCTCCATACAATCTCAACGTAATCATTAGCAGCCATGTCAACAAAGAAATTCAACGAAGCAATAATATGGCTTGGGTCACCAGTACCTTTTCTTGCTGCCAAATGAAATCGACTGTTTGAATTTGCGATATTTGTTCCATTCTTACGAAACCAAATATCCACATCTTGACCATCGTTTGTGGTGTTTTTTAGTTGAATGGAAAACTGCAAATTCCAAATTCCTGCATCTGCTACAGTAATCCTAGAGTTACTAGCTATAGTTACTCCATTAGAGAAATCTGTAGTATTAAATGTTACTGGATAAGCTACAGTAGTACTGGCAGCAACTTGATCTGTAGAGTCTTGAAAAGCCCCATAAGGATTATTCAGATACTTACCACCCCTTGGGCCAATAACAGACTGTAGTGAGTTAACTAACTTTGTAAAAAACAACCTCAAAAGTCCATTGTTTTGATTCTGGACATTTTGAGAATAGACAATTCCTGACGTACCTAAAGATGGTATCGCAGGTATGTCTAATTGTTGCTTTACATCAGCCATTACTTTTTAAGCCATGTCTGCCATACTGCACCCGCAGCAATGACTAACCCGCCAATCCACAAAACTGGTTGAGCAATAGATGCTATCCAGTTAAGAACCTTTACAGCACCCTTGGCAGCGTCAATAGCTTCCACAAGGTCTTTCGTGTTCTTATCTATCTCATCTACCTTTGCTTCAACAGCTAGTAGACGCTCATAGATTTGCTCATGGCTTACATCGCTCATGGTGCATCAGGCCAAGTAATAGTCCAAGGGAAACCTGTCTGCGTAGTTACATCACGCAAGGCTTGACGATAGGTAGCCCATACTGCTTTGTCAACAGGAGCATCAGCTACTTGTGTCCAATCACAGTCTTTTAGTTTCTCATCTCTTGAAGCACGAACACTCTTAGCCTGTTCAGCATCCTTAGAAGCCTTGTAAGCCACTTCTTGTTCAGCAGCAGTAGTAGTTACACCATCTACCACTTGGTCAATGAAGACAGGGCCAAGGATGTACTTTGTGTACCACTTACCATCTACTTGCTCAACCCC